ACCGTCAGCACCTGGGCGGGGGTGTCAGGCGCAGGCGGCACACCCGGCACCAGGGCCTGCGGTGCAGTGGTCACCTGAATCTGCGTGTCGCTTACCCAGGTGAAGTCCGTCCCTTCCGTCAGCTCCTTCGTGTCCAGGTAGACGTGGACGTGCGCCCGGAGCATGTACGGGAACGGGACGCTGAAATCCTTGGCGATCCCGTCCCCGGTGTATTCCCTGTAGCTGTAGGGGGTGGGATACGCCATTGGGGACTGTTACAGGGCCGTGGACCTATTGTGCCCCGCCTAGCACACCTTGGAAGTCTTTGAGCTTCTCCAGCTCAGACTGCTGCTGCTGCACTGACAGCATGTCCCGGCGCTCACGCCACTGCGCTGCAGCAGGTGACTGACTGGCACCCAACGCATCAAGCGTCAGCAGGTGGTAGTAGCTCTTGAGGGCGGCCATCATCTTCACCGCCGGAGCACGACGACGTTCACCCTTCGGTTGGTCACGCACTGCTCGATCCCCTGACAGTGATTCGGTGCCCTGCATGGACTGATACAACGGGTCGTTGATCAGGGACAGCGCCGCTTCTTGGAAGGTCTTCCCCTTGACGTGCTTGCCCAGGAAGATCGACAGATCCAATGACAGCAGGTTGGTGGACTTGTTGATCCGCATCCCATCCTTCAAATCAATGGGGGTGGTCAGCTTCACCGTGAACGTGGGAGACGCACCAGCCAGCTTCATGCGAGCGACGGGAGCCATGTCGCCCTGTGTGCGGCCATAGGTGTCGTTGTATTCCTTCTGCAGCTCATCAGACATCGGCACACCCTCCAGCGTCCGTGTCATCAACGGCTCAGGCGGGTTGAGCATGTCGAGCATGTTCAGCTCCTTGTAGACCTTGTCGTCGGGGTGCTGATGCGGGAAGAAGCGATGCTCCAGGTAGTTGGCCAGGTTCATCCCCCAGGGCAGGCGGATCTTGTTGCCCAGCCAGTCGTAGTCCTTGTACTGCCCGCCCAGGGCTCCGAACAGGCCACTGGTGCCGTAAGCCATCTCTCGTAGATCGGACTCCATCTTCTGCAGCACACCGCGATCAAACAGCTCCTCCTCTTCGGGCTTCCACGGCCTTTCCCGATACAGGTTCCCGGCACGGGAGTTGCTGAGCCTTTCAGCCGAACGGATCAGACCAATGCCAGGGATCTGACCGCCACCGATGTAGCTGGCGATATTGCTGGCAGTACGGCCTGACTGAGTGGGATCACCGTAGAGAATCTCGAACAGCTGCCCAACCTGCCCCAGGGCCGTGCTGCGCGTCAGGTGACCAGCCAGAACACCCAGTCCAGCATTGGCCAGGTTCTGCTGGTCATGCTTGCTGAGCAACGCCGAGTCCATGGCGTAACGCAAGTCCTCCAGCAGGAACAACGTGCTGATTATTGGCACACCACCAAGCAGCTGGATGCCAGCGATGGAGTTGGGTTTCTTGCCCTGCTTCTTCAGCTCCAGCACCCATTCCCTGCGCTCACTTGGATCAATCGGGCCGTTGCCCACGATCAAACCCGAGGCGCTCAGGCCAGCAAACGTGGCCCAGATGTGCCCGGCCATGATCATGTTGGCCTTTGTGCGCCGCATCTCATCAGGCGTCAGCCTGCGGTTGCCGGTCAGGTGCCGCACCAGATCGACACCAGGGCCAATGCCCGTCATCGTGAAGTCAAGCGAGGCGCCCATGAATGGCGACTGCAAATACGGGAAGAACAAGTCCGCAAGCGGATTTTTCCGCCTGGCTGTGTTGAGGGGGTCGTAGATCAAGCCCTTCCCCAGGTTCTGGTCGTTGGGCTTGTTCTGGAAGCGCATCTGCTCCGAGAACACACCGGCCTCCCGCGCAATCGGGTTGTCAGGGATTGGTGCGCCGTAGGTCTCGCGGACCCGCTCCTCCAGGATCAGCGACTCAATCTCGGTGTCATCCGCCAGTTCAGGTGGGATGCCTTGCTCACGGCGATATGCAGCGATCTGGTCGTCATCAACCTCAGCCCGGTAGAACTGTTTCTGGTACTCCTGTTCCACCCATTCATCAAGGCTGCGGCGGTCGAACAGATCCATCTGCGCCCCATCACGCCGGGCCTTGGCTTCGAGGTTGGCCCGTGAATGGAAGTGATGGAAGAAGAAGCCGCCGAGGTTATCCGCTGCAGCCAATGCCGTCAGGCCCGGCCTCAAGGCAGCTGGATGCTTGGTCTGGTCATACAGCCACAACCGGAATCCAGCATGAAGCCGAGCGCGATACCGCTCAGGGTTGACCATGCTCAGAAAGTTCGGCGCCGGGCGGTCCATGATTTCCTGCAGCTCGGCAATTCGCTGCTGGACCGGCTCAGCAAACCTGCCGTAAGACTCGACGTTGCTGGCAAAGAAGATCTGCTTGCCGTTGCCCTGCCACGCATCAAGGAAAACCTCCTTGCCTGATGCGCGAACGGCTTCATAGGCAGCGCCATAGCCCTTCCAGGTGTCTCGCCAGTTGTCGAGCACCTTCTTCATGAATGGTGTGCCGACAGGTTCCTGCAGCACCCCTTCCCACATCGTTCGATACGGGCCGTAGAACGCCATCGCCACGTTGCTGCCGACGTTCAGGCCCTGGGTGCGTTCGTTGAACAGCTGGCTGTCTTTCATCAGCAGGTTGGTCAGCGTGCTGATGCGACCACGACTCAGCGATGGATCCAGCCGCTTACGGGGATCGACGCCTTCAGCACGAACCGAGACAAGCTCCAGCTCGGTCTGGAGCATCGCTTCCTTCGGATTGGTCGCGGCCTTGTCAATCGCAACGCGAACCTTGGTGTACGGATCGTTGGGCTCCAGGTCGTTGGGCTTCGTGTTCTTGATCTGCTCGAACTGCGTCTGCAGATCCGGCAAATCGCCATCCAGCATCTTGCGGCCCATCTCCGCTTCATCCACCAGGGCCATGACCGCATCAGCGTTCTTGCCCTGCATGGCGCGGCCCATGGCCGACCACTCATTCCGCACATGGTCGTAATGACGCTCAGTCATCAACGCCACCTGATACCGGGTGAATGACTTCTGCGTCATCTCCTCCGGGATCGCCACACCCGGATTGGCCTGCATGAAATCGACGTACTGCTCCAGGTCCTGCAGGTAGGCGTTCTTGGCGGTGTCATGCAGGTAGCGCACCCGTGCGGTGGCTTCCGCCAGGCCGCCGAACCGATCATCAGCACTGAGCAGATTCAGCACCCGCTCACCGGTCATGCCGTTGCCCATGTGCTCGGCAATGGACTTGGCGGCACCTTCTACGTCGCGGTTCAGGAACTGCCAATTCTTCGGGTTCAGCTCCTGACTGGTCTGCAGCAACGACTTCGACAGGAAGGCGTAGTCACGCACCACCAACTCAGGGTTGGTCCGCAGCTGCTGCTTGAAGTTGACCGGCTGCCCCTGGGGGATGGATGACCCCTTCTTGTTCTTGATGCCCTCCTCGATCTCAGGGGTGCCAAGCCCCCTCAGCTTTTGCTTCGCCGCAATCAGCTTGGCCTGCTGCTCCCGCAGCCGCTGGATTCGCTGGAAGGTGTCTTCGCACTTACTCATGATCAGCAGCCTCCCGCCATGGCCACGGCTTGTTCTGTCTCAATCTGCCGGTTGATGTCGGCAATGGCCTCCTCAACGCTGTTCAATGCAGCGCCAGGCTTGCCCTGCCACTTCTCAATGAAATCCATCCGAACAAGCTGATCATCCGTGATTGCTTCAAGGGCGCTGTCAAAGACGCGGTTCTTGGCGACAACACCTTGGAACAGCTTCTCGTAGATGTCGTCCACCGTCTGGAAGCCACGGCCCCGGACAAGGTTGTTGAGCCGATCCACGACACGCCACATCCGCTCGAACACCACCATCGCGACCTCCAGGGCCTTGCCAGCCCACCGCTCCGCTTTCCCTGGCGGGCCGTACTTGAAGCTCGACCGGGCCATCTCTTCAGCCACGGCATCACGCAGAGTCTGAGACATCGGATCCACGCCATCCAGTCGAAGCATGGCGTACTTCTGGAAGGCAACGGCCTGCATTTCAATCGGAGCGATCTTCTGACGCTTGGCAAGACCTTTTGTCCGACTGACCCCCCAGGCGGAATCGAGCACCTCCATTTCCTGCGGCGTCATCAGCCCGTATTGGAAACGATGGAAGGCTTCGTGATAGCCAGTGCTGAGCAGTTCGCCAACAGGGCGATTCAGCATGTCATGCACATGGATCGAGTCAGCGATGAAGTTGTACTGGCCATAGATCTCCCGCGCCTCTTTGGCGTTCCAACCTGCGCTTGGGACACCAATCTTCTTGGACCAATTCAGCTCAACCTTGACGTCATCGCCAGTGATGCGCTTGATCTCATCCACAATCTCAGCTTCAACCTTGCCCCAGGCTTCGGTGACAGCACGCAAATCAGCGTCAGGGACCCAGGCTTTGATGTCTTCAAAGCTGGCGATGCCATAGCTTTTGATCTCCTGAGCGCCTTCGATGCTGCTCAGCTCTTGCTCGCTGGCAGGGATCTCGATCTTCATTGATTCCTGTGGCGCACGACGACTGCCAGTCGCCTCTTGGATGCCGTCCTGAATCCTTTTCTTCACTTCGCCACCCAGGCGCCGAATTGCTGCGATGTCATGCCCGGAAGCCTCAAGGGCAGCAATCAAGCGGTCTTCACCTTTGGACTTCTTCGAGGCATCCCGCAGCATGTAAGCCGCACGATCCAGGTCGCTTTCAAACACCAGCTGCGCCATGCCAAAACGAGGCGCTGACTTGGCGAGGTCAGTCGGCATCTTGAAAGGTGGTGCCGCCACCTGCTGTGGCGCTGCCTCCTCCAGGTAGAACTGCCGATACGCCTGAACTACAGCATCAGTGGCAGGGGTGTCCCGAATCCCCATCGTCTTGTCATTCAGCGCAGCATCCAGGTCAACGCCAGGAACCTTGTCAACATCGAGGATCGCCCCCTTCCGCCGGACAATATCCATGGCCTGCTCCAGCGTGAACAGAGGAGTGCCACCACCCGGCGGCATCGTCCAACTGATCAAGCTCTCGGCGGCACCACGAACGCGGCCTTCGCTGGTCCGCGCCGTGATCTTCCGGCTGGCTGCAGGTGGAATCTCGATTGGGGCTGGCGGCAGCTCCGGCACCGTGCCACCCACCATGCCGTTGGCTTTCTTTTCCTCCACCGGCATCTGGTCGTAGCCGATCTCCTCGCGCTTGGCGGCAAGAACAGCGCCTTCCATCTGCGCGTCCAGGTCCTTGAACTCCTGCTCCAGACGCAGCTCATCGTCCAGGGCCTTGATCACATCCTCGGTGATCTCACCGCTCTCCAGATCAGCTGCCACCTTGTCGAGCGAAACACCGGAATCCTTCGGCATCTCCGGCATTGGAGAAGACGGTGGCCGCACTTCACCGTTCTGCGCGGCCTTGGCAATCAGCTCAGACTTCAACGCATCACGCTGCTCGGGGCTCAGCTGCAGACGCTGCTCATCCACGTTGTCGTCAAACCAACGAATGAACCGCTGCGCCCAGTCATCGCGGTCCAGGTCGCGGGTGACGCGATTGAGGTTCGCTTTCTTGGTCAGCTGCGGGTACTGACTTTCATCCGTCCCGTACTTCGCCTGAAATGCCTCTTCGGTTAGTTCGTTTGCACTGTTGGAGCCAGGCATCTCGTCAACGAACTGGGAAACCAGCTCGTCATTGGCGTTCATGGCAGCGAGCTTCTCCTGCCGATTGGCCCGCTGCGCGTCTGACAGCTGATACTTCTCAGCCTTGGCGTACTCCGCCTGCAGCTCCTCAGGCGACATCTTGTCGTACTTGGCCTGCTGAGCCTCGTTGAAGCCGTACTTGTTCAGCTCGACCTCGCCGGGATCAGCGGATTGCGGTGCCTTGATCTCAACAGCATCCGCCCCGGCAGCCCGCTCCAGTTTCTGCAGGATGTCCTGCACCACATCAGCAGGCTTGGCACCGTTGGCCACGGCCTCCGTGCCAGCGTTCAGCAACTCCGCCACAGGAGTGCCGGTCATGTATTTGCTGTTGTCAAACTCCGCCAGCACGGTTTCGGCCACATCGGCAGCCGTGACGGTTCCGGTTTGATTGACCTCAGTGCCGGTCTTGGCCTTGAGCTTGGCTGATGCCTTCTTCTTGGCCACCTTGCGGAACAGGTTCTTGTTGCCAACCAGCTCCGCCCGGATCTTGGCCGCCAGGTCCGCCTTCATCGTGATGGTGTCCATCATCTCGGCACCAAACAGACCGCCCTGCAAGGCGTCCTGAACCTCAGGCGCAGTCCGGGCCATCATCACCACTTCGGTGAAGGCGCGTTCAGTCATGTCCCGCCCGGACGTGGCGTTCAGTACCCGGCCCATGCCTTCGGGATCCAGGCCGCTTTCGCCAAGCGCAATGGCACGACCAATCGGCAGCTCACCGCTGACTGCCATGTTGAAGATGTTCGGCGGCAGCTTTGACAACGCCAGGCCCTGCGTTGCCAAGCCGGACTTGAGCGGGATGCCCATGTCCTTGAGTTGCGCGGCATCCGTGATCCCGCGAGACCGGAAGAACTTGGCCGCATCGAACGGGGTGCCACCGCCCTGGGCGATGTTGATCATTGCGCCCTGGGCCATGGCCGTCTCGGCATCACCCGCGTCGAGATACTCCACCCGCAATGACGGGATGCCCATCTCCTTGGCTTTGGCCACACGGTTGTGGCCATTAACGACGTAGGTGTTGCCGTCGTTCAGATCGCGCCACACCTGCACCCGACCCTCCAGGTCAGGATTCCAGCGGGCCACGCCAGACAGGGAGTTGCCCTTCTGCTGGCCCTGCACGTCCACGTTGTCCTTGAACTGGAACCGCTTCGGATCAACGCTGATGTCGGAGACGAACATCGACTTGTCGCCCATCAACCGGCTGGGGATCACCGCCAGGCCATCGCCCTCCAGAGACCGCAAGCCATCCAGTACATCTGCTCTGGTGAACTGATCAGGGGTTTTGCCTGTCAGCACCGCAATCCGTTCAGCCAGCAGCGGGCTGTTGTCCGGGGAAGCCAGCGACAGCAGATCATCGGTCTGCACCTGGCCCAGCCGATCAGCCCACATGCCGCCCTGCTCCGCCAACCGGTCAGCCGGGGCCAGCACCAGCTCTTCCCGTGCGTCGGGGTTGAAGCCATTGCCAGGGGTCCGCAGCGTCTCATCCACCCGCTGCACCAATTCGCCTTCCTGGGCGTTCAGCGCAATCAGCTGCTCATCGTCCAGCTCATCCAACGCCTCACCAAAGGCATCGGATTCAGGCACATCCGGGTCGTACTCAATCTCAGTTGGATCATCCGTGACTGGGCTTGGCTGCTTGGCCGGGGGTTGCTCCAGCAGATCGCCTTGCGTTTCCCCCGCTGCTACCGGGGCCTCCACCGGGGCCTCGACCGGTTCCGCTGGCTTGGCCTGCAGCGTCTCCGGCGTGAAGGTGGTTTGCCCTGTCGCCTCGTCCTCGATGATCAGGCCAGCAGCTTTCTGCCGGTCGCGTTCCCGCAAACGGCGGGATCGCATGGTTTCCGTGGTCCGCGCACGTTTGACGTTGGTCAGGCCGGAGAACAGCCTGGCGCCACCGGCAAAGCTGCCCACCATGCCGCCAGCGGCAAGCACGTTCGGGACAAACGCTGCAGCTGATGCCTCGGTTCTGGTCATGCCCGGCTTCACCGGATCCAGCTGCCGCAGCTGCTCCTCCGGCAAACCCAACAACCCCAGCAGCTGCACGGCGCTGCCGCCCGTGTTGTCATCCAGCGGGGTGCTCAGCACTTCTTCTGCAGCCAGGCCGGCCAACACACGGGTGACACCACCGACCAAGGTCTTCGCCTGGGCCGGGTTGAACGCCTTCTGCAACGCCGACACCGCCGGGCCAATGAAGCGTGTCCCCTGCAAGGCATTGCCGACACCAGCAGTCCCGACAGCAAGCCCCAGGTTCAGCACCAGGCTGGCCCGTGCGTCATCACCAGCCTTCTGCTCTTGCGTCATCTCAGACGGCGGCAGCTGGGCATTGGCCCGATATGCCTCGTCCACCATGTCGTCGATGAACTGGCCGCCCTTGTCCAGGTAGCTGCCTTCGCCTGCATCCAGCACGTTCCTGCCGATGTTGGCGGCGGCCTGAATACCACCCAGCGTCAGCGTGTTGGCAACGTGCTCACCACCCATCCGGCGGGCGCCGTACTGCAGCAAGCGCGGCACCACCCGCTCGGGGTTGCTCAGCTGCTTCAGCTCGTACTTGATGTTGTTCAGCGGCTTGTTGTCATTCATCACCTCGGCAACGCCCATACCGGCTGTCCCCTTGACCGCCGCTTTGGTGACGTTCTGCTGATAGGTCTGAGCAGCCTTGATCGGATCCTGCTGAATCCGCTTGACCTCGTAACTCAGGTCATTGACAACCTTCTGCCACCACGGCTTTGGCTTGGGTTTCTTCTTTTCCTTGATCGGCTCCAGCTGCGCCGGGGTGTTGTCAATCGCGCCCTGAACGACGTACTGACCGGTCTTGGGATCTTTGATGATGGGCATGATCAGCGTCCTCCTGTGATGGATTTACGAGCTTTGATAAGTGCCTGACGAATCCGTGCGGCTCCAAGAGATGCGTAATTGCCTGCCGCATCGCCGTCGTAAGCACCCCTCCCGCTTGGGCCTTGCACAGCAGCCCACTCCAGCGAAAGGGCTTGATGGGCAGCATTGAGGTTGTTGCTCTTGCCTGTCAGGTAATTAGTCAACGCCGGACGCTTCTTCCCTCCCAGCACCGATGCCCAGAAGAGCTTGTCCTGCACCTCTGGTGTCATCAACGTGTTGGGCGATAGCCCTGCATCACGCCTTGCTTGAGCCAATGGACCAGGGGTGAACTGATAAGCACCAACCGCAAAGACTTCTCCACGCGCCTGCATCTTCTCCAGTTGACCAATCGTCATGCCAGTCACGTTCATGGTTCCGCCGCCGACCTTGCCGTAGTTCACGGAGTTGTATGAGCCTTCGCCACTGCGGACCAGGGAAGCGAGACCACCGTGGTCGCCCACGGAAGTACGACCTGGCCCCAACGCAACCGTCTGCTGCCGGTAGGTGATCGGCGTCCGGGCATAGGCCGGAGCAGTGCCCATCAAGATGTCGCCCAATGTCCCGACAAACCGCGTCATCCCGCCCTGAACAGCAGCAGACGCTGTGCGGATGCCATCGGCAAAACCCTTGGCCTGATTGCCCTGCTTCAACAACTTCTGGCGCTGCTGCGGGGTCAGATCAATGCCGGGGTAGCCATCGGCCTGACGAAGCAGAAACTGCTCCGGCGTCATGCCAGCAGTCTTGGCGGCACGTTTGAACGCAGCCGGTAGTGACTTGCCGTTCAACGCATCCGTCACCAACTTGGCGGTGTCGCCTGCGCTCATCACCGGGTTGTTGCCCTTCAAGACATCCGCCGGAGCGGTGTCGAGCGTGGACGGCTTGAACGTCTGCGGCCTGACAACCGGCTGCTGTGACTGCTGCTGGCCCTGGGGCTGCTGGCCCTGGCCCTGGGGCTGCTGGCCGCCGAGGGGTGGCAGCAACCGATTCATCAATGTCTGATCGGATGTGACCTCCTTGATCACCTTGTCGATCACGCTCTGCTGCACATCGGGCTCCAACTCAGCCACACCGCGCTTGGCAGATTCCTCGCGCAGCCGGGCATAGATCCGACGACGCAACTCGCTCGACATGCGTTGCGTACCGGCCTTGCGTTGGCTGTCGCCAAATGCCAGCAGGCCCTCAAGGTTGTCCACGCCTTGAAGAGCAGCAGCCGTGATGTCGGGATACCGGTCAATCAGCGCCGCTTCGATGGCGCCCTTCACGTTGGTGTTGATCAGCGCCGTGTTGTAGCTGCCCTTTGCCTCCTGAGCCTTGCGACGACGCACCGATTCCCACGCATCCCGGAATCGCTTCCGTGATTCCGTCGCCCCAGCAGGCAGCTGGTTGATGATGGCCTGAAACTCCTTGCGGGCCTCAGCCTCATCCCAGTCCGAGCCAACCCTTGACTCCCAATCCTCCAGCTGCTGCTGCAGTGCGGTCTCGTTGACCTGGGCCTCGCCAAACTCACGGGTCTGTCTGGTGGACTCCAGCAGGATCTGACGCCTACGGCTCAGCGGCAGACCTTCAAACTCCGAATCAGCCAACGCCTCATCAAGGATGGCGTTCGCTTCCGGTGAGCCAGGCGTTGCGCCAGCCAGCGCCGAGCCCCACTTGTCATCAAAGCCCTTCTGCAGGTCTTCGATCTCACGGTCCTGCATCCGGCGGGTGATGCTGGCCGTCTGATCCATGCCTTCCAGCATTTCGACGCCATACAGCTCACCCGCCAGGATTGGCTGCCCGCCAGCGCCAAGCTGCCCGGTGGGGATCTTGGCGACGATGCCAAGCATCCGCCGGGCCTGGCCCGCCAATGGGCTGCTGCTGTTGGCCACTGCTGTCAGGCGTTGCGTCAGGCCGACAAGAGACTTGCGCTCCAGGTCCGATGGCTCGCCCGCGATACCAAGCTGCGATGCGTTTTCGGCAAGGATCCCGCCAAGCCGTTGCATCAGCTGGTCTTCGGTCATGTTTGACCCGTCCCAGCCGATGATCGTGTTGAACAGCTGCGCCGATGTCATCCGGTGCTGCGTGTCCTTCAGATAGGCAGTCCGGGCCTGCAGGTGTTTCTGGCCGAACTGCTCCCACGCTCGGTTCAATGTGGGCAGGACATAGTCCATGAACCCGGCGTCCATTTCGGACAAGCCGAACTGGCTATTCACCCGCTGGATTGCCTGAGCCCGAACCTCGTTCAGCTTTGGGCTGGCCGGGTCGAGCTTCACCAGCTCCGAACCGTTCTCAGCCCACAGCTGATTCATCGCACCAGGCAACGCCTGCGCCGCCAGCTGACTGGCTTGGTTCTTACGGCCAGCAACCCGGTAAGGGTTGCCGTTGTCCATGACGATTGCCGCAACCGGATCAACGCGGCTGAGGTCACGGTTCTGGGCGGCGTATTCCTGCCCAGACGCCAGCATCTGCTTGTTCAGCAGCGCAGAGGCCCGGAGAACCTCGTTCTGGCCTTTCTTGTATTCACCAGACGCATACATCTGCAGGCCGGTGTCGGCCAGCTTCGCCAACGGTGACAACGCCTGGGCCAGGTCCGCGACAGGGTTGCGGCCTTGCACGTTCTGCAAACTGCCAACACCAACAGATCGCAGCTGGCTGGGTTGCCCCATCTGGGCGAACTGCGTCGGCCTGGCGGCCTGCACATTCCGCCAATTAACGAACTGATTGACGGGCTTTGCAGCGGGAACAAGGCTGCCGGGTTGTAGCCGATCTAAACGTGCCATTGCTTACTTCTTCCCGCTGCTTGTGAATGACTTGAGGCTTGTGTAGGTGCCAAGCCCAGTGGAGAAGCCGCTGATGGCAGAGCCAAGGAAGGCAGTGCTTGCGCTTGGAGCGGCACCGATCATCGACGGCGGGGACGGATCCACCAGCGTCGATAGCGGCGGGAATGGCATCACCGGATCAAACACCTGCTGCATTTCGTAGTGCTGCTGGCTGTTGTATTGCTCCAGGTAACTGGCCACCATCCCGGCCTGCTCCCGCGTCAACTGCCGATCACGGAAGGCTTGGTTCATCTCCTGCAACGCAGCCATGTCGCCCACCTGGCGGGCGTAGTCATTGACCAGGCGGTCAGTCGAGCGCCCCTCCTGGGCGGCAGCCTGCACCGCTGCTGAAGATCGCAACGCCTGAGCGTTGTACTGATACAACGAAACCGCATCAGCCATTGACTGCTGCGCGAACGCCTCGTTCATGGCTTGGCTGCCAACGGCGTAATTCGCCGCAGCGGAAGACCGTGCGCGGAACACCTCCTCCGCTGAATTGATGGCGTTGCTCAGCTCGAAGTTACGAACAGAGTTGGCATACGCCATCTCTTGTCCGTAATTGATCTTTTGTTGCCAATAGGCGTATTGATTGTTCGTATTGGCCCGCTTGGCCTGCATCCCGGCAGACCAGCTCGCAAACTCATCCGACGCCTTCTTGTAGGTGATCTGGTTGAGATAGTCCTGCCGCTGAGCCTGATAGCCCAGCGCCCCTTGCATGACCGACAGGCCGCCAGTAATCAGGCCGCCAACCAACGGGGAGATAACGATCATCGGGGTGCCCTCCAGAACTCACAGAACAACGCAGCGCATGGGCCAAACGGCGCCGGGGGCATCACAGTGAAACCAAGGTGCTTCAGCCAACGCAATGCTGCAGCGTTCTTCGCATAAGCATGGTTGCCGATTGGTCGGTTCACCCTGCGTAAGCACGTCTCCACCCATTCTCTGCCATGAACCGCAAGTTGCCAGCGGTGGCTTCTGGTGCTCATCAGCTCCGGAGTGCCGAGAAGCCAGATCCGATCACCACAAAGGCCGGTCACTCCTACGGGGGTGGAGTCGTCCCCCAGGATGACGCGAGCGAAGCAGCTCTCCGCGTAGCTGAGCATTACCGCGTCGTAACCGGACAGCCCATCACTGAGCGCGACCTCATGCTGATCCTCCTCGCGGAGGTTGCAGGCGATCTGCGTGACCAGGCGTAAATCAGGCTCGGCCCACTTCATTTCGTCTTGCCCGTCACCATGCCAAGCCATTCGCAAGTGCTGAACTTGCATGGGTAAGGCGTGTCGTTCTGCAGCTCAACAATCGCCTTCTCGCCTTGGCTCATGATCGGGATGTTGAACACACCCTCAAAGAACCGGCTGACATTCGGGTCGTAGTTCGTGCTGATGCCAATCGCTGCGTTACGAACGCCCGTCACCGTGCCGTCATAGACGTAAAGGTTCTCCTTCCGATGCTCTGGGATCACATGCACCCGGAAGAAGCCGGTTTCGTGATACCGGAGCTTGGCTTGCCGCACCTGGGTGCGGATTGCGTTGGCCGCAGCTTTGCCGCCACCGATGTCACGCATCACCTTGAATCGGGTGAAGCGATACCGGAAGTTGTACGGCTCACCAGCCCAGACCTGTGCCGTAGACCAGTCCGCCGGGTTTGGCGCCTGGCGTGAAGTCCCAGCCGGACCACAGCTCAGTCCGGGCCTTGGCTTCAAACGGCAGCGTCCAGGTGGTCGTCTTGGTGATCGGGTCGTAGACACCAGGAGCGATCCGCACTGATGCGTTGGTGATCGTGGTGCTGGACACCCGCCGGTCCAGCAGCAGTACAAATGGCGCACCAGTGGCTTCCTGCATCCGGTCCATCACCGGGATCACCTCCAGGAACACCTGCTGCCCGTATCGCATCAGGCAGTAGAGGTTTTCCCTGATGCAGACCACCTGCAGCACCTCGTCGCAACCGTTGAACTCCCAATGGCTCCAGCTGGATTGCGCTCGCTCAGCGCCCTGGCCGGTGTTGCGGAAGAACCACTTGTAGACGTAGATGCGGTTCTGGTATCCGCTCTTCCCGCTGATCATGAACGCACTGTTGCCGGTGTCGTTCACCGTCAGCTTGAACAGATCGCCGGGGATGTAGGCCGACACATACCCGCTCAGGTCCTGGGCATCAGCGGTCAGCGCAGTTCCCGCACCACGGACACTGAACTCCCGCATCTGCGACCACTGCCCGTTCTCCTGGGCAAAGAAGATCCCACCACCGGCCTGCTGCGGTCTGACCTGGGTGTCAATCTCGTACTGCGTCAGCACCGTGATCTGCGCTGTCGCAGGCGTCAGCACGGTCTCAGCAGCGTTGAACCTGAACTGGTACTGACTGCTGAACAGGATCAGCTCGTCTTGATACGGCACCGCATACCGCAGCACTGACACACGGTTGTTGCTGGCCACCACGTCGATGGGATCGGTGTCCAGCACTGTCGTGACCGTCTCCGGGAAGAACTCAAAGAACTCCCGCGTCCGGCTCAGGATGACGTTCTCATCCGCCAGCAGCACCAGCCGGTTCTTGTAGATAGCGATGTCATTGATCGGGTAGCCAATGAACGAGGGGTCAGGCGCAGTGTCGTAATCACCAGCAACCCGTTCCCCCCACTTGGGCAACTCAACGCCCTGCACGGTGGCCCCATCAGCCGGCCCGAAATAGAACTCACCATTAGGCAGCCGGACCAAAAGGTGCGGCATGGTGGATTCATCCACAGCGTATTCAACGCCTGGGCTTACGGTCTCAGCCCACGCACCTTCTCCAAAATTGCCGCTGCGGGGCCTGAACTCGACGTAGTAGTTGTCGAAGTTGGTGCCCGGATCACCGCTGATCTCCACCTGATACCCAGCCGGAGCGATGGTGGGCAGCTCGGTGAACACCTGCACGCTGTTCAGGATCGCCGTGATGTCCGAGTTGGCCCTGGCATCCGTGGCTGCCACCGTGATCGGGTTGCTGGATTGCAGCCACAGCACCGAACCGGACTGCGTGATCGTCACCCCGGCAATGCTGCCCAACCCGTTCTTGAGGTTGGTGGCGATCTCCTCAGAGCTGATCCGGTTCTCCGTGACCGTCGTGCCGCTACTCACGACAGGCGCCACAGGCGTCTGAACGATTGCCTCCGTGCCGTTCACGTTGACCTTGTACGACTGGCCGTAGTTCGCGGCCTTCACCCACACCAGCGCCTCATGCGTGGCTGGACGTGCGGTCTTCGGTGCCACTGCAGGCTTCATCGCCGTGGGCACCGCCGTGTTAGTGACGAAGGTGTAATCAGCAATCGTCACCGCACGGATCTGCTGCCGTGCATCCGTCACCGTGGACAGATAGCCATACCCCGTCGGCGCGTTGACGGTCTTCTCGTCACCACCGAAATCAAACACCTTGATCGCGGTGCTGGTGATCACCGCCAGGTACTCCTCCACGTTGTCGCGCAGGATCGTGTGGATGAACGCATCACCAAACGGCGTATCGCTCACCTTCGCCAGCGTGTGGCTGTTGTCGCGCTTCCGCAGCCCCTCGGCAATGGATGACATGCCATTGATCTGCACCTCGGCCTGGCTCGGATCACGCTGCGGATCCGGCTGCTGGCTGACGCCTTGAATCAGGTTGGGGATCGTGACCGCTTGGAGTTGCGCCATCAAATCCTCCAGCCAGCACCAACGCGACGGGTGGCAAGGCCACTGGCAGGGATGTAGGTGGGGAACGGCTGGTAGCCGTAGCCGTCCGTCAGGATGTTGTTCTGCAGCGTCTGGTGCTCAACCCGGTCAAGCTCCGCCTTGGCGTCTTCCTCATCCTTGGCGGTGTACTTGAACAACGCATCGTTGGTCAGCACCCGGTCGGAGAACACCCTGGCGGATCGGATGGTCGTCCAGCGGTTGTAGACCTCAGGGCACTGATCCCAGTCGAGAACCCAGGTGACATCCGCCATCACCTCCTCCACGTCGTCCTCCAGGACCGTGTTCCGAATCCAGGTGTCGTAGACCTTCTGGCCACGCAGCATGAACCGCCGACCTTGGTAGTACGGATCCGGCGCAAACTTGACCAGATTGCCTGGCACCACTATCTCCTTGCTGTTCTTGTCTTTCCGGAAGGGGTAGGCCCGCTCGCTGTTCCAGCTCCAGCCACACAGCTGCCCTTCCTTGTGAAACTCCAGCAGCGTGTCCGTCGCAATGCGGGCATCCAGCACCTGCTGGTCATTCAACGAATCAACCGGCTGCTCCCCGATGTTGGTGAGCAGGACATTCACCGCTTCCAGCAGCGTGGCCCGCGTCGGCAGCTTTCCTTGCTGGTAAAAGGGCATGGGACCACTACGGGGGCGTGGTCCTCATTCTGACCGACCACAAAAAAAGGGGCCAGCCAAGCTGACCCCCATCACCTTCAGGCGAACCTTAGGTGGTCTCGACTGCCACGGCAGACTCAGCACGGAGGATGCCCATGCCAAGTGCCTGACGGGCGACCATCAGGTCGGACTGATACTGCACCCGGAACTCAGGACCAGTGATCTGCAGCGAAGGGCTGAGCAGAGTCAGCACGCCCACAGCTTCACGGTTGAAGATCAGCATCTCGCACTTGGAGAGATCCTGCACGTAGTCAGGGTTGTGATCACCCGCGACCAGCGTGTAAGCAGACTGCTTCACATGGTTGCTGGAGTAAAGAGGAATACCAGCAACTCGCGCCGTCGTGCCGTTTGCAATTGTGCCGTTACTACCGTTTCCACCGTTGAAATCGGTATTGATGCTTCTCGAACTTTGGGTAATTGCGTAATACGCTTCCGGCGTACATACGGCATACATCCCGTCGATTCCGACATCCTTCTTCTCCAGCGCAATGCGGGCATCGAAGATCGCATCAACCAGGAAGTCGCCCTTGGCTTGCTTGGTGGTGGCAGTGCCGTAACCAGCAGGCAGGGTGATCTTCTTACCGATGCGGCCAGTGTTGTCCGCAGGACCCTTGGGTTTGGGGCTGCCGTCCTTGTTCAGGGGCTCGGTGGTGTTGCTTGCAGCCGCATAAATCATGCGGGCAACACGCTTGTCGTACTCGTAAGCGAGAGCACGGCCCAACTCAGTGGTGTAGATCTGCCGCACATCGAAGTACGACATCAGCTCATCCATTGAGTAGATCGCTGCATCAGCAATCATCAGAGCGTCAAGGCTGATGCAGCGATCTACTCAATGGATGAGCTGATG